TTTTCTCTATACCGAGAGGGGTGTATGTTGATGCCATAATATTCTCCTAAAATTTAATTAAGCAGCCTCTTCTACATCCGTATAGCTGGTATTTGATCCTGATGCAACATCCGAATAAGATGAATTCGAACCCGTTGAGACATCACTATATGATGTATTTGAACCTGTGTCAATATCTGCGTAATGAAGAATTCCAGGTGTTCCAACTGCTCCCGTACCTTCTTGACCCGTTAATCCTACTGTTTGTTCTGTAGGTGAAATTGTACCTACAGCGCCTGTTCCAGTTACTCCAGATAAACTATATTTAGATTCACAGATTACACTACCTACTCCACCAGTAGCAGATACTCCTGTTAAACCCATAACATCTGCTGGAGCAATATCTCCAACTGATCCTGTAGCTGATACTCCACTAATTAAAGCTGCATCATTAGGTATAATAACTGTTCCTAAAGAAGCTGTAGCTTGGAATCCTGCTGGTTCAATAACTGGGAATGAAATAATAGTTGGTGCACCAACGTTTCCTGTTGCACTGACCCCGGTTAATGGAACTCCAACGTTTGGAATTATTACACTACCAATTCCACCAGTTCCTTCTACACCTGTTAAGCCCATTACATCTGCAGGAGTAATAGCTCCAACAGAACCACTTGCACTTACACCAGTTAATCCAACTGACATTTCTGTTGGTGTAATAGATCCAACAGAACCAGTTGCACTTACACCGGTTAATCCCATTACATCTGCAGGAGCAATAGTTCCAACAGAGCCAGTTGCTGCCTGACCTGTTAATCCCATTACTTGATCTGATGGTGTTATAGAACCAACAGATGCTGTTGCAGATAAACCTGTAAGTAAAACGTTTTTATTATGAGTGCCGCCCCAAGGCTCATTGCCCCAAGTACTTCTTCCCCAACCTTCTTCGTAAATATCTAAGTCGCCCCAATTAGCACGACCCCAAGCTAAATGACCCCAACCTACAATTACATCTTGAGCTGTAAAGCCACCTGTATTCCAGGCTCCTTCTCCATAGGGTGTATTTTGGGCATTCCAACGTGTAGGGTTAACTATACCCTGAACACCTTCAACCGAAAATATTTGATCGGCCATAAGGATCTACCTCCTTATGCGATTCTGATTATCGCGTCGCTGGCGTCCGCTGTCGGAAATTGAATTGTAAATGTGCCGTTAGTAACAGTCTTATCTCCACCAAACGCAATTGCAGCAACTGCTTTGTTGGATGCACTTGAGTTATAGATTAAAGCTGCGTTAGCAGTAAATGAAGCTGATGTCCAAGAAATGTCAGGAGCAAAATCACAGAAAGCTGTTGTTCCTGAAGTTGTTGGAGTCACACTTGTTAATGTAGCACCACCTGCTGTGTATGCAGTTCCAGAAGTATTCGTAATTTCTTCTGAAGTTGCATAAGCTGTTGTTGAAGCTCCTAAAGTTGCATCACTATCGTACAATGCAATTTTAAAAGTGTTTCCTGTTGATGCTGTAAAGTTGTGAGTAGCCACCAAGATTTCTTGTTTGAAACTTGTGCACATTGCCGATGTATTTGCCATATTTTAACTCCTTATTGAGGCGGAGAGTCAATTTGAATACGAACTGTACCGTCCGTATAATCGTCTCTTCGTCTTCTTCCAATTTGCTGTGAAGCAAACTTCTGTACTTCTTCTTTATACTTTTGCTCATATAAAGTCAACATATCCATTGGACCTTTTAAATACCCATATGTTTCCGCTAAACAGCAGTATAATAGCCCTTGCGGGAAGTTTAAACTAATGTAATTAGTGCCCGATCCCTCTAAAATAGATTGCACATAATTATAATGAACCTTGAACATATAAGCTGCATCTGGAACTGGAGCAAACATTAGTCTTCCAGAAGTAGTATCTGATAAACCAGTAGCTCCTCCAAACATAGCATAGTATTTAGGTTTTCCTCTTTTAGCTGTTTCTGTAGATGGAACATATTCCTGTAAAAAAGTTCTGTCTCTTTTTAAAAGCCAAACATTGTCTCCTGTTACTGCTGATGTGGAATCATAAACTTGAACTCCTCTAATAAACAAAGCTCCAGCAGGACAGTTGATAGTTGTTTGACCAGCTACTAAACTTCCAGTTTGAGCTTTCCTATCTGCATCAATTGGCACATCATACATAATTCTCTGTTGAGCGTTTAAAATAATATTTTCTAAAACATCATTCGTAAGAACCGTATCTCCTACTTCTGTGTAGTTTTTAATTTGTGTTTTTAATCCTGATGCACTTAATCCTGACATTATGGCCTCATATTTACTGGTCCACCAAAAGAGAAAAATCCTCCGCCTGTCTCTGTGCTGGACGCATTGTTTTTTAAACTAAACGTAAAACTATTACTTACCGTAAGATTGCCTGGAGGGGAAGCTATTTGTTCCGTTGTAGTTTGTTTGGTAATTTTGTAAGAGCCATAAACGTTAGCTCCGCTACTATGAGCAGCTGCCGTAGTTGACTCAGGAGTGACTCCATTAATCGTAGCAGCCGTTCCTCTAGTTAATCCTGATAAAGTGTTCGATGCTGTAGTGTTTGTTGTATAGTAAATTGTTTCACTCACATCATTTCCATCACTATCAAATAATTCAACACATATATAACCGGGAGCCACAAATTGAGAAGAATCTGCTAATACTAGACTTGTTGCGCTTGAAGTTATATCTCCATTTAAAGTAGTTGTTAATTCTAAAGTAGATTTAGCAACACCGCCTACAGCTCTCTCAACATTTGTAAATCTAATATAATCATTAGTAGACCAAGGTTGATTTTTACATTTAACTGTAACACTTGTGTTGCTTCCAGTTGTAGTAAAAGGATTGTTATCTAAAACTACTGGAGTAGCAAAAGCTTTTCTTGAAGGTCTTATATGAGGTAATCCTTGAGGATCTCCAACAATTGGTTTTGGTTCTAACTGAGGTTGTTTAGGTTCATATTCAGAAGTATGCACCCAAAGACCTGTCCATTCTTGCACCATTTCTCTATAAGGAAATGCTACACCTGAACGGTCGGAAATCATTAATGCATGTTTACCTGATGAAAAAGCTGCCATTATGTTATTGCTGGGTAATAGTTTTTAGGAGTTATGTATGTGCTAGAAGCTGACCCATCCTCTGCTAAAGCTCTAGCTAACTCATCTTCATATAATAATTTCATTTCTTGTGTTCTTTGTGGAGCAAACTTTTGTGCTAAATAAAAAGCTAGTCCTGCCGTCATACAAGGAACGAATCTATAAGGAACTTGAGTTGCATTTGTAAATGCACCCACGTCTTGAATTCTTTTTTGATAAAAAATCTTTAATTTGTTTGCTGATCCTGCAGCAGATGCATTAGCTGTAGGATAAATAGTTAATGTAGTGTGAGAAATAAATCTTTGAACCCAAAAATTTGAAGGTGTACTTTTAGTAGTTTTATTTCCATAGCCAGCATAAGTAGATCTATCTATTTTAGTCATAGTAGTATCTGCTTGAGTTCCACCGCTGTTATTATTGTACTGACGAAAAGAACATTGCATGATGTCAGTAATTCCATAAATAGAAGTATCCGCTGTTCCTGTGTCATCTACACAAGGAGCGCTAGTTCCATCTCCGCTTGCTCTATAAAATTTATATTCGGTTTGACCTTCAACTAAAGTAACGTTTGTAGTTCCTACTTCCCAATAGTGAAGTCCTCTGTTTCCCCATTCAGAAAATAAAACATTTAAAGATCTTTTAGCTGATCTAATTTGATTTCCTGCAGTTCCGACAAGACCTATTCTTTCATATGCCTCCATGATTACATCATCGATTGCATAATTCTTATCAAAAATATACGTGCCAGAAGTAGTATTCGCCATTGGCTACCTCTTTACGTAAATGTGCCTATGATCACACAAAAGTCACAATTTGTTAAATCAACATACATTCCAGCATCACAATAAATTCCTTCTCCAGGAATTGTGAAACTTTGTCCATGGTTATCAGCATTTGAAAACTTAACGTGATAAACTAATTTAGAAGCAGTTTTAGAATCGTCTCCTTCATTATAAATTTTTATCTCAGCGTCAGCCGCGCTTGCTTGACCATAAACATTCATGATTCTAGCTTTAGTAATATTAGTGGCAGATGTGCCAACATATTTCTGAGCTAAACCGTCTGTTGTTAAAGGTATAGTTTGTTTAACATTTGATGTTATTGCCATATTATCTCCTAATTATCTAGGCTCCCGAAGGAGCCTAGAATAATACTATTATCTTTGTTGGATAGTTTGTATCCAATCTGTGTTTAGACCATTAGCATTAGTACCTTTGTTTTCTATGAAAACTTTTAGTTCTAAAGCTATATCATCAGGAACAGTTGTCGCTGCTTGCGTTCCAACACAATTACCGTCTAAGTAAAGTTTATACTGAGCCGATGTTTGGTTATTTTCCGTACCTGCAGGTTGAAAATGAAAACCTAATCTAACAGAGTTAGATGGGATTTCAAATTGCGTTGCAGATTGAGTTGGTACAGTAGAGTCAGCTATAGCATAAGTACTTCCAGCTGCACTGTCTTTCATATCAAAAGATACACCAGCACCATTCTTCCTAGATAGGAATTGAATAGTTGTAGTGTCTTCTAAGTGAGAAAAACCAATACAGTCAGTTGGTACAGTTGCCGGATCAGCAAATGCATTGTCAGCAAAGCCAACAAAAATATTGCCGTCACTAACATCAAATAAACTAATTCTGGTTTCATACCACCATTGTTTACCTGAGTTATAGTTCCAGACTTCTTTACCAGAAATACCAGTAACTTCGCCTGCTGCTGGAGCTTCATCTCCAAGTCTTAACCATCCGCCAGCATAATCTACTAATTGATAGTCAGATCCACCGCCAGATGTTACATCCCAATCACTTGCATTATAAGTTAGCCAGTCGTTTTGATAAGCGACTTCTTGATTATAACCGCCAGTAATTAAGGGCTGTTTGATACCACTAAACAAGGATGTTCCACCTTGTTTACCTCTAACGTTTGTTACGCCAGTTGAAAAGTGTGTAGTCATATTAATCAGCGCCTCCTCGCGCCAGTTACTCCTACTAAGAAAAGAGCAACCAATTTTATGATTTATATATCTTAGTAAAGCTTTTATACGCTAAATTTGTATAGAGCGCAAGTGATCCTGTAATGAAGTGCTAATTTCAATGATGTAGCTTTTTTTGACTTAAGTGGCTACTGACACTTCTGGAGCCGAGTTCAAAATTGCATTTTCTCTGTCTGCAATTTTAGCCTCTTCTAGTTTAATGGCCGTAATGATTTCTCTGATTTTTGCATCTATAGCCACCATGTTGAGATTGTATCTACCTTCGTTAAGGTGTTCCTGTTCCCAACTCAACTCCAAGGACTTTTTTTGCTTGTATAGGTCCTCGATCATTTATAACCTCCTCATAGGTTATCCATTTACGACTTGTGTCGTAAAATCCCGTTGTGTCCCACTTTACACTATTTTCTCCTAGTTTGTCAACTATAGCGTTTTCAATAGATTCAGAACTATCTTCAGCTTTAATGATAAAGCTAGTTCTATATCCGTAGGCAATTATAATGATTTTAAAGTCCTTCATAGTTTAATTTCTTACTTTATGTAGTAAATGTGGCGGTTTTAAGGCCGCCACATTTTAAATTAATTACGCACCTTCAACGCCGAAGATACCTCTAGGGTCAGATACTCCAAATGAGTATCTTTCTCTAGCTTTGTATCTCACGTTTCCAGTATCGAAATCGCCTTCCATTGCTGTTGACAATGGAGATCTAACGAACATTTTCATGCCGTTAGGAACGTCAGTGATGATGTACCAAGAGTCAGCATCAGTTAGGTAATTATTCACTCTGTATCCTTGAGGAATCATTCCCATTGAGTTGACTGCGTTGATGTCATTATCAGCTGTACCAGTTCTACCCTGAGATTTCATTAATCTCTCTGCATTAAATTGGTTCTCAGGTGGAACAATCATTTTTACGCCTTTAGCTGCGATTAAAAGACCTCTTTCATCAGTCATCTCTCCAATGTCGATTAGAGATTGTTCTAATGAAGTTTCATTTAAATCAGCTTGAGTCGCTAATGTGTTCGCAAATGAGCCACCTAATGTAGTGTGCGAAGCGTTAAACAAAGAAACACCATCACCAGAATCAAAAGAATCCGTTGAAGGAAGTCCGTTGATTAGTGGAGCTGCTGCTTTCACTTGTTTTGAGTTCGCCATAGATCTAGCCAAAGCTTTTGTGTATCTAGAAGCAAGTCTATCGTAGAGGTTGTCTTCGATAGCTTCTTCAGTGATAGCAAATGCTAAAGCTACAGTCTCATGAGTGTATCTAGCCGTGAAAGTCTCTTGTGCATCATCGTAAGATATGCCTTGACCTTCAGGTTTCACTTGTGCGTTTCCGAATCCTGATAACATAACTTCCTCTTCGAAAGCTCTGTCTGAAGATTCTATATTGTAGATTTCAGCGTGTTGGTTTTCGTATCGCTTGTATTCCAGTCCGAATAAGGCATTCAAACCTGGCTCAAGCTCTTTAACTAACTGCGCTCGTGATATTGCCATATTATATTACTCCTTATACGTCTCTTAGGAACTGATTAGCCCTGTTGTTCATAATTACAATAACATCGCAACCTGCGGCTGCTACGTCTTCCTGATCTGGCACTTCTGCCACACGGATCATTCTCCACATATAGCCATCATTGTCTGATGTTGAGTAATTTAGAGTAGCTGTGGACTGACCTGATACACCAGATCCACCATTGTTCTGATTCATTCTAACTACTAAGCAGTCAGATTGAAACGTTGCCAATGATGTCATTGTTGCATCGGATCTACACATATACTCTTGAAACGGGTTATCATTAACGAATACCCAACCATTGCTGTTACCTGTATTTGGGTTTGTTGCGAAAGTCTGACTCGCTGCTACAGAATTTGACCATGTAGGTTTACTTGTAGTTCCGTCGATGTAAAATACACCGTTAGAAACTCCTACACATACTTCTGGAGTAGTTGTATCAGCATCCCAAGAAGCTCCACCTGTTCCACCGTCGTCCATAGTAGCGGGGGCTAAACTTTGAAAGTAGCCATCGTCACCTGAACTGTCTTGTGGTCCAACTGGTTCGTTCTTAAGGATTCTTACGCCCAAACCTGACACGATAGAGTATTTAGATTGCCCTTGAGTAGCTGGACCATTGCCCAGAACTTCAACTGCTCTAAAACCGTATCCTGTTGTACTAGTGTTAGCCATAGTTTGTCGTCTCCTAAATGTTCATAGTTTTACCTATGAACGGGTTATTATTAAAATCGATAGTAGGGATTAACCCACGAATTCCTAATTAGGATTTCTTTGTACCACCGAATGTTACACGAGATTGTCGATCAATATTGATCGGCATACTCTTATGCTGCTCTCTCATAAGATCGTTGTCTACTGCTTCATTCATACCTTCAGTACGTTTTTTAATGTACGCGGTACGTTGATCTGCGATCTCTTGAGTTACCTTTGCAAGCAAAAGGCCACCAACCCCAATCATCCCCTTGTATTTTCCCGATTCTATAACCGGGTAATCAGAAGCATTTTCGATTTCTTCGGCTCTTACTAATTCATAACCAGATCTTAAACGACCTTGTATATTCTTAGTATCATCGAATCCCATCGATTCTGCTCTAATCCATCTGTACCTGAATCCATCAGGAGCAGGGGGTGCATCTAGAGAAGATGGAGGAATCCACACTTTTGGTCTTTCAGTCTTTGACCGTGTCAGATTCGCACGAGAAGTTTTGGTTTCTTGTTTTTTCATACGCTATACCTCCTTCGTGAGTTTTAATTGTTTTGCGTAATCTTCGAGTGGCACACCTAATTTTTTCGCTATTGCGACTTGTGAAGATGTGAGTTTCACAGTTTTGCGACCAGGTCTTACGCTTCTATTTGCTGAAGCCACCGACTGAACGGGTTTGGTCGTTCTATGTTGTTCAGTATTACCAAATTTATGCGGAAAGTCAACACGTATTCGTTTATCTATTTCCGTATAGTACTCGTTAGACTGAGGATCAAATCCTTCTTTTTCAACTAAATCCTTGTGGATTTCAAAAGCTGTGAATGTCATAGCTCTATCTTGTCCAAACCAAGTGTTCTTAGAAGCCCAATCTTCGGCTCTAGGGTCTTGTCTTTGGTTAGTTGGTAAGTCTTTGGGAGTACTATCTGGTAATTTACCACCATCAGATAGTTTTACTTCTTCTCTACCTTCTTTAGCTTGCTCCAATTTCGCATTCTCAAACGCCAGTGTAGCAATTCTTTTATTAGCTTCGACTTGAGCTTTAGCATCTCCAGACTCAATAGCTGCAGCCAGTTCTCGTTCTGCTGCGCTTATTCCAGTCTTGATGTTAGCTTCAAATCTTTTTTGATAATCAGAGTCTATTTTAAAATATTTTCTCTGATCAGCTTTTCTTTGTTCTTCGATAGCTTTTGCGTATTCAGTGGCTGAATCCCTCTGCCTTTCTGCTTCACGCATTTTACGAGTTAGTTTAGCTATTCTTGATTGAACACCTTTACTGTACTCGGCTAGCTTATCGTCGTCTGGTTTTGTTTCTTCTTTAGCTGGTTCTTGTTCCGTGGTTCGTGGTTCTTCTTTCTTGTCTTCTACTATTTTTACTGTGGACTCTTTTTCTTGAGTTTCCACAACTGATTCATCTTTTTCTTCAGGAACATTAACTTCGGCTCCTGGTCCTGATGTATCAATATCAACCGTTTTCTGTTCTTTTTCTGCTATCGGTTGTTCTTTAGCATTGTCTGTTGGCATAGTTTATCCTCCTATGGTTAATATGCGTGAATTAGACTTTTAGGGTCTTTCACGGTCGCCAATATTTCGTCATCATTAAGAAGACGAATTTCCCCACCTTCAATTTGTAAACGCGATCCTGCGTAACGGGCAAAGACAACCCAATCGTTGACCTTGCACCACGGACCTTCTGGATAACGTTCTTTATCGTTATAGCATTGTGGTCCCATGGCTAGAACTAAACCACATTGAGACGCCACTTGTTGGCGCTCCAAAGTTGTTTCAGTTACTAATACTCCCCCGGCCGTTTTCTCATCCATTCTGAATGGTAAAACGATCATTCTCCAACCTGTTGGTTGTGGAATCTGTTCTCGTTCTAATTTTTTTGGTTCTTTAGGTTCAGACGGTTTAACGCCTACTAATTTTTTATCTGGTAATTCTATTTTAGGTTTTTGGTTTGGTGTTGAGATCGACAATGTTTCTTTTTGCATTTGGCTCCTTATCATCTAGCAGGTTAGAGATTTCCTGACGCACTGATTCCAGTGCATTAATCTGACCTATTATATACTTATAAGTCTCCATATTGTCAACCCCTCCAGTCGTAATTGACATAGAAAGAGATTGAATTCTTCTTTCAAGGGCTCTTTTTAATTTATAAACTAATGTTTCTGTATCCATACTACTTTCTTAAATAAGATTACATCTTTCCCATTTTAAAACCGGGATGGTTATAATACTTACCATAACTCGGGTTTGCTACTTCTGTTCCTCCTAAATTTCCATGTACATAACTTCCAATGTAAGGTTCTGAAACCCCACCAGTTGCCATTTTTTTTCTTTTCTGGGCCATTTTTTTGAATGTCTTAGCAAGAGCTTTAGCTCTACCTGTGCATCCAGGTTTTGTAATCGGAGTACACTTTCCTTTAGTGCCTCTTTTTTTAATAGATTTATTTACTTTCTGAATCCAGTTCTTAGACATTAATCTTTTTCTTTAATTTCTCTTGGACGGTATTTCCCTGTAGGTTTACCTTTATAATCCGTCCATTCGTCAGCTTGCTTTGTAGCTTCCATGTCTTTTAAAGTTTTTTTACCTTCTTTAATTTGTTTTTCAGCTTTATCAACTTTGTCAATACGTTTAACGTACATATGGGTTCTAACTTGGTTAGCTCTCTCTTTTGCAGATCCACGAACATAAGGTGGTATTTTACCTGATAAAGGTTTAACACCTGTAATCGTTTTTCCTCTTTCACCTTTAGCTATTCTTCTAGCACGTTGTGCACTTTTAATTTTTCCAAGGGCTTTCCCCCAACCTCTTTTTGCTAATCCTACTATACTACCCATTACTTCCAACCTTTCTTAGCTAATTTAGGTTTGCCTTTTATAAGACCACCTTTTTTGTATCCTCTGTTTAATTCTCCAATAACTCTTCTTTTTTCAGCTCTATCTGCTGCATCAGGATGTCTTCTAGCATCAATTCTACCCATTTCTTCTAATAGGTTAGCTCTGCCACCTATGTTATGTTCTGCTCTACCACCTTTTTTAAATGGTGTTGCATCAGGTTTATCTGTTTTTATCATTTCTTTTACTTTTTTCCAATTTTTACGACTCCTAGGGCCCTGCATACCAAGTCTTGGAAAGTTTACTTTGTTTCCTGGTCTGTCATACTTATTTATAAAAGCTCTTTTATCTTGTGAAGTTGCAAATTCACTAGCTGCAAACCCTTTGTCTTCGTCAAATTTTTGTTTAGCTTCGTTCTGTTGTCTTAGCCGAGCTTCGGACTTTGAACCCTTTGGTCTTGGTCCACCATATTTTCTAATTTCCTTCCTAATCGCTTCTTTTCGATGAGGAGGAATTTTACGGTCGGTTGGTTGCATAAATCTCCTTAAGCTTTATTAATTTTTTGATTAGGTCTTTTGCCCCATTTTCCGTAAGATTCATCTCTACGATCTTTCATAGATTGTTTCTTACCAGATTCTTTTCCAGTTCTCATACCTAAAGATTCATCTTCTCTATCTTTGTAGCCTTGTTTCTTTTTCTTAGAAACAGATTTACCACCTTTGTAAGGGAATCTAGATTTATAGGGTCTTGTTCCAAAGTCGTTTCTCATATTACTCCTTATGTGTAGAATTTAGTTTTTTTTCTACGGTTAGCCATTACCTTACCACAACCCGTTGCTATTGCAACCTTTGTCGGTAAGACTTTTCCACCTTTGCTATACTCTTTTTCCCATCTCTTTGCAATATCTGGAAGATTAGCATGCATATATTTTCTTTGCTTTTCAGATACGAAAGGCATTATTTCTTATTACCCGGATCCGCAGTAGCTATTCCAACTCCTGCCGCAGGGGATAATTTTAAAATACCCTTAGTTCTTTCCCAAGCTTTATTTCTCTTAACCTTATCTGTAGGGGAATGTTGTCCTCTTACAATTTGAGATAACATTTTTTGAGATTCTTTGTTGGCCCATTTGTCTGCCTTTTTGCCGAATTTTTTTAAAACTGCTCCTAAACCTCTTTTAGCTATTCCTAATCCAGCCATTATTTCTTGCCACCGTTCCTGAAGACTTGAGTTCCTTTAATTCCAAAAATGCTCGCTACGACCAAAATCCACAAATTTGTAAACCATGACGGGAGCGACTGGAAATACTCAAAAAAGAGTTTTACCTTTTCCATAGCTGCCGGATCGTCTGACATCACCGCCCACATTAAAACTATGATCGGCGCCGAAATAATGACAAGGACAAATTCGTCCTTGTAGTCGTTTTGACGGGCTTCTAAAAGTTTGCCCTGGTAAGATTCTTCACCTCGAGCCATACGCTCTGCATGCATAAGCTGTGCATCAGACATAGCCATTTTCGTCTTCTGACGATTGGCGTAAATTTTACTGCCTGCTTGTAATGCTATCTTTGCTAAACTAAACCATGCCATAGTATTCCTTTAAAATGTAGGATATACGCGCAACGCGCGCAAAATTTTCCTAGTACCAAGTTACAGTTTTATTTTTATCTTTAAGCATTCGCTTAGTGCCTTTAATTTCGTTTTTATCACCTTGAGCGATATAAACGCCTTTTCCTCTAAAGCTTGACGCACCTTTTGGATCGATGTGTAAGTTTTGAGGAGCCACTGCGACAGGATCGGTTTTATTTAAGGAAACACTTCCTTTTCTACCAATTACTGCTTTGCTTGCTTTTTCTAATTTAGTCATAATTACTCCTTGTTATAGACTACCTTTTAGGACCTTTCAAGGTCTTTACGTCTTTCCTTTTCATCTGGTCCGAATAAAGCTTAGCTGCAGTGGTCATCTCTGTTTTAGCCATTGCAGTGTTTGCTCTAAGTTCTGCTAATTCTTCATTTTGCTCTAATTTGTCATCCGTTATATCTCTATTTTGAACCAACTTAGCTTTATCTAGATTAATTCTAGCTTCAGTTTCCATTTCTTTTCTTTGGTTTTCCATAGCTTTTAGATCCACTTCTCTAGCTTTAATTTTAAGTAAAGGATCATGATCAAATTGAGATGTAATTCTTTTCTCTTCCTTCATAAATTCTTCAGTCATCTCTGCAATTAATACAGCTTTTCTAGCTTCTATCATCTGAGAGATTTGTTGAAACTTTTGTTGAGCTTGTGGATTACCCATAGCTTGTTGTTGAAGCATAGGTAATGTTTGAAGTTCCTCTGCAAATTCTAATTGAATTTGTTCTTGAGCCATTAAGCTAATGTGTTCTAAACAGTTCTTTTGTAGTGCCGCCATGACTGGTGGATTATTTCTAACCATATTAGTTGCCATAAAATTTAAGTGCGAAGTAATATGTGCTCTGTGATCCTGACCTGGAAAAGCTTGGAAAGGTTTCATACCTAACGCATCAATGTTTTCAATCGCTGGATCTTTTGGTAAAGGCGGAGGAGGTGGTGGTAATATTTGATCAATATTTTTAACTCCTATTGCTTCATACATTTTTCTATAAGCCATATATAAATTATGCATCTGAGGATTGGACATTGCTAACTGTAATTCAGTTTGTGCCATACTCACTCTTTGAGACATGGAAAATATATTTGGGTCTGCTACCGGTAATACATCTACTCTCTCATCAAAATCTTTTTGTTTAACTAATCTTGAAGCTCCTACAACATCGTATGGATATTCTGGTGGCAGATAAGTTTTAAAAACTTCTGCTAATAGTTTAAATTCTTGTTTCATCGCTACATACAATCTTTTGTGTATAGCTGACATAACTCTAGATCCTCTTTCAAGAAGAGCAATAGTTGTTCCTACAGCAGCTTGTTGATTTCCTTCGCCCACTTGCATATCAGCAATGGCTGCAAATCTCTGTCCTGCTTGAACTACAATACCCATCAACTGTAATAAAGTTTGTGATGGTTCTTTGTATGGTAAATTATAAAATGATTCTTTTAAGCTTCCACCCGGTGCATCAACATCTCTCCATTCACCTGGCTGAATAGATTGAGCATCGTCTTGTACACGTACTCCTCTCTGTTTAAACCCAGCTGGTAAATTAGAAAGTGTTCCTGCATCTAATAATTGGCGGAGAGCAGCCGTTGCAGTTCTGCTCAACCCGCCAATCATGTGAATGAGTCCAAATCCGTAGAATCCAAGTCCTGGCAGAAATTTAAAGTGGACAAAATATTGGATCCGTTTCTTCAATGGATCATTGGGCGCAAAGTTCCTTCTTATCGAAAGAACCTTTTGACTACCTTGTTCGATTGTTACGACATAAGGTAATTTTATTCCTGACGGTTCACCCGTCTGAGGATTTTGGTCTTCAAAACCTTCTAGGTCTAAATTTACATGACACTCAAAGAGAGTATACATCTGTTCATTTCTAGTGGTTCGAGTTGTTCCTTCCAGTTTTCTTTCCGCTTCTTCCACTTTATCCTGTGGAGGCGTTCCTGGAGGAGTTAATTCTATATCTCTATAAAATCCTGAAACTTGTTGTTTTCTTAAATCGTTTTCTGAAGTTTTAATAATATGGATAACGGCTTCTGCATCATCAAGAGATGTAGCTGTGTAAGGTACCACTAGATCATCTGCGGGTACAAATTTAGAAACAGCTCTTCCTAATAATTCATCGTAATAAACTTTTTTAAACGTAGATCCAGCTAATGGTAAATGAAATAACATTGAATCAAATTCAGGTTCGTATTCTTTCATTTGATCTATGAGCTGGTAGTTCATAAATTCTTTTACCCTCTGTGCTTGTTGCATCCTTTGAGGATTGGATGCACCAATCACTTGGGTTCTCACCGGACCATCCGCAGGCAATAGTTCCTTGTAAGCTTGCGCTTGAAACTGTGTGACTGCTTCCGCTAAAACGGGATGCGTAGCACCACTTGCTCCTTGGAATGGTTGTGTTCGGTTTTCGTATTTAAAACCTAATAAATCTAGACCAGTCACATAAGCTTGTTCCCAGTCTTTTCTAGAAGATTTATAATCTTGGTAATCTCCTGCTAGTTTTAATCCAACAGGATCTAAAATATCGTCAGGTAATATATCTGCTAAGTTATCGAAGTGACTTTCCGTTCCCGGAATATTTAAATTGGCGCTTGGGTCAAAATCGACCGTCGCTCCGCCATCTGGTTCAGGTGTAACTTCTATAGGACCTTTAACTTGTTCTTCCGTAACATCAACTTCCAATTCTCCTGGTTTAGGAGGAATCGGTTCAGGTGTAATATTCGGGAGTCCTTTATCTATTCGATTATCTGCCATTTAAACTCCTACCATTTTCTAACACGATTAAACATAGAAGACAAGCCTCCTCCTTGAGGCATCGGTCCTGATTTGGGTGGTATAGCGTGAGGTCTTCTGATCCCGGCTATTCCGCCGCCTGCAAAACTACCTGTTTGTAATTGTTTCGAAAAACTAGCTCCTGGCGGCAATAGTTTATCCGCCGGTCTACCTTGTGCTCCATAAACTTGTTCACCACCAAACACTGAAGCTAAATCAGACAAAGAACTTTGGTGAAGTCCGCCGTAATATCTATATAAATTCTCATACATTTTTTGAGCTTCGGCTAAAGGTAATCCTTGTTCGTCCACAGCCCTATCAACAATTTCTAAAAGATGTTGAGGAGTAACTGATAAGTCTTGTCTAAGATTAGGTAGTAGATTTACATTTAATTGTTCTTGAGTTTTTGTAATAGGAGTTAAATCAATATTTAATCCACTTTCATCTTCCACAGGTGGGTTTTCTTTACCCCATACTTGCATATCCTGAATTTTTTTGCCAAACCATGTACTAGGGTCAGCTTTAGATATATCATAAGCTTCATCACCTATTCTTTCTCCTCGAATTAAATCGTCAGCTGATACACTAGACATCCTAATTTTTTCTTCTTGTTCTTTAATGTGTTTGTCATAGTATTTATTTATATCTTCCTCTGTCATACCAGCCGTCATATAATCAAAATCACCTTCACCACTTAATGCTAAGGCGTTATCTTTAGACTGTTTTAAACTATCGAGTTTGTCTAAATTTTTTTTATAAATTTGAGCGCTTTTAAATAAATTTGCAGCATCGTTGCCCAGCGTTCTTTTTACTTTGTCAAAATCAGCAGATAAAGTTTGGTCTCCAGGTAGTATATACTCAGATGCTCTTTTTAAAGATTCGGGTAAATTATCTCCCATTCCCATTCCAAACAATGAATGACCGGCAACAAACGCTGCTTCAGGTATAATCCCCCACTTGGCAAGAGCTCTTAGTTTGCTAACATCAGTTACTCCAGAAGCTTTTAAAAACTTACCAAAGTTTTCAGCTTCTGTACCTTTTGCAATTTTTCCAGAGTTAACTTTATCAACCCCTTTACGGAAACAAGTAGTGCCTTCTTGAAACCCGACCCTACCGCCAGCAGCAAGATCAGGGCAGCCCATTTTACTTAAAATATCTGCGGGTGAAGTTTTTAGTTTTTTACTATCAAAAGGAATATTTGCTCCAGGTTGCCTTTTACCCAATGCTTTATAAGGATTTCCTCCAATAGGTTTTAAATTTCCAGCTTCATCCAGTGTTTCAAAATAAAGTAATCCTCTTAAATTTTTAGGTATGTTATTGCTTTCACGTCTAGCTAAAGCATTAATTTCTTTAACTCTTCGTTCCCATCCTTCAGGTTTAGTTTCTTTTAATTCTAGCAATTCATTAGCTAAATTATTTCTTACTCTTTCAAAATTTTGAAGTCTTTCGGAATTGGTAACTACATCAATATAAGTTAAATCATCTAAAGAAGGAGAAATAGCTTTAATCTGCCCTTCTATTACAAATCCTTTTGCGCGCATGTGGTGCAAAGGCATTTCTTTGGTTCCTTTCATTTTTTTAGTAATACCTTTTGGGTCACCTACTTTTTTAATTTGTTCTTTTAATTTTCTAGCCTCTAATTCTTCTGGTTTAGAAATTTTTTTAAACTTTAAACCCATTTCATTACCTAAACGATTGACTTGTCTACTAACTACTACATCTGAAGTTCCTTCTGGAAAATATTTTTTAAAATCAGAAATTTTCATTGTTTGTTGAGGTCCTACAATTGTACCGCTTTTATATTTCTTAATATCCGCTTTTAATTTAGCTAAAGTATCTGAATCTACTATATTTTCAATTTTGGCCTGTGCGGTTGTTGTCTTTCCTGCTTTTGTTCTAGATCTTGTGGTATGCATGAGATCAGATTTTTCAAAAGGTAAATCATATTGATTTAATATTTCACCAACATAACTTTTTAATAATTCAGGAGTCTTCCATTTAGTTTTAATATTTTTTGGTAATTTGTTTGTTATATTTTTAGTAATAAGTCTATCACCACTGTCAGATACTTTTTCATAAGCCTCAATAATTGATGCAATTGTTCCTCCTCTAGGTTGACTCAACTTTAATTTATTTTTTTCTGTATAACTATAAACAGTATCTAAACTAGGTTTAACTCCAGGAACAGCCTCCCGAATTTGTTCAACACTTGGAAACGTTCCTTTTGGTAATTTAGATTTAGCTATCTTATATCCTTCTTTAATTCTTATTTCAGCAGGGTTTGGTTTTGCTTGAAGCTTTTCTACAAAAGCTTTGTACTCGGGCGTCATAACTCTTCTTCTACCATCAGAGTATGATGGGTCAGGAACACTTATAAATTTTTTACCTTTAAATTTTTTTCTAGCTTCTTGAGTAGGTGGTAATGTACCCGAACCATATCCCTCTTTTCCAGCATAGCTTCCCGGTTCATCAACCAAGCCACGTTTAGGTGTTGCTAGGCCGCCCTCATCAAACCCTTGAGGTGGTATGCCTTCATACTTGTATAAAATTTCATCAAGAACTTTTAAAACTCTAGACATTATTCTCCTAATAATTTAGCCACGCCACCAGATGCAAAATCATCAGCTTCATCAGCCCATCTTTCAGCATCAGCTTCTGCTCTGCCTTGAGCCCACTCATCTGCTTCTCTTTTTTTCGTACCTTTTAGATTGTACTTGTCTACGTTCTTGCCTGTTGCATATTTTTCAACTTCAGTAAAGTCAGATGCATGGTCTCCATATTTTTCAACTACAGACTCTTCATATTTTACACTCTCTGCATCTCCAGTAAATTCTGCTTCTTCTACGTCAAATTCATCTTTTGTTTTAACAGCTTTCTTTTTCCGAGGATTTTTAAGTTTTCCAGTTGCTAAATCCATATCAGGCTCAATCCATTCTCCTTTTTGTAAAGTAAGTCTTGTAGGTTGACCATGTCTTCCATCAACCCATCCATGTTTTCCTTCTCCAATATCAACTATAGTGTCTCCTGTATTTAAGTCGTGTTCTACTATAATTTTAGTTTTACTATTTGGAAGTTGTGCTTCTTTAACAATTACTCTTTCAGTCGTAGCATATTGTTTGCTCACATCTTTTCCTTCTTTAAGAACTTTATCTACTAATTTAGGAAACCAGGCTGGCATTCCCGTTGCGTTAGAAGCCTCAACTGCTTTAAGAGTTTTTGCTGCTGGTTTTGCGAATTTAAAATATTTACCAACAACAGGTATTGATGCTAAACCTGCCATAAGTTTTAAAAAATTTCTTCGGCTCATTCCGCCTTTGTCGAATCCTATTCTTCCGCCTTCATTAATTCCTTGTCTAAAAGGCGTTCTCTCTTTTGGAAGTTTCGTACCGATGTATTCCATTATAGGCATCATGTGTTGATGGTTATCTCTCCAGTCAGCCCAGGATCCTCCATATTCGAACGCGAACCCCGGATCGCCTCCATACATCATTCCCACTCTTGGTTCTTCACCAAGCATATAAGCTAAACCACCGCCGGCCATACCTTTAGGATCCCAATCGGTAAAATCCATTTCTAATTGATCACTAGGATCTTTAACCGTTTGTTTAAAAGGATCTTTAGGTGGAGCTTCTGAATACAGTTTATTTAATTTTTTAACTAAATCCGCTCTGCTTCTATTTCCCATTGTGTTAAACATAAATCCTCTTTCAATGTCTGAAATATCACCAAGTATAATTTGTCTTCCTTTAGGGTACTTAGCCAAATTTCTATAAATATCTAAAACCCCTTTTGAATCCATAGGCTTTTTATCAACTGATTCTTTGTATTTTCTAAAAGCGCTTTTGTAAGCATTCTCTTTGTTTCTTAGTTCAAATTCTTTAACTAATCGTGATGTTTCAGTTTGCTTATCTACTGCTGCTTTAAATTTAGGATCAACAGGAGCTTTAGGAGTCGTTTTAGTTACCTGGCCTATTTTAATATCCCCCGACTCTAAAAGTTTTTTAACTTGATTTGGATTTTTAACATCTTTTAAAACTTTAGGAAGTCCCGTCCAATCTTGTGGATTGTTCTTACTAAAATCAGGTTTAATGATTTTTGATTTCTCCACCATAGTTTGTGCTTGTTTTTTTAATTTTGCTAATTCGCTGGGTGAAGGAGATCTACCTTTTGCTTTTTGAAATGCCCTTATAAGTTTAAATATACTCATCAATAATATTCATGTTTCTTGGGCGTTTGTTTTTCTTCTTCGTAATCTTCCGGGTGTTTGATTAAACCCCCTTGTCTAAATCGCATCACGGCTTGAGTCATTGAGTCAACTAAATCGTCATTGTCGCCATGCGGAAATGCTGCACATTCTTCGATAACTTCCTCTGCGAACTTCTGTTGTGGCGCCCACACCATACCAGACTCAAAAACAGGGGCACAGCTATTTACTCTTACGTGTTTATCATTTCCTTTACTAGGTGTAAAGTTAATAACTGGGATGTCCATCTTACGTAATTCATAGGTCAAAGGCAATCCTGAAGCCTTCGCTTCCACAATCACCATCTCCGGTTGCCAGTATTTGTATTGTTCAAGGGCCTTTCTCCGTAGTTCAGGGAACTCGAACCTGTCTTTAACTGCATCTAATAACATGAGATGTAAAGGAGAATCAATATTAGGATAAAACAAACCCCACGTGGTAATAGCCGAATAATCAGCCGTTTCCTTCTTCAAGAACGCCGTATCGTAAGATTGTATGACGTAATGTAAATTAGGAATCCAATCATGTTTCCATTCTCTCCACCATTCCCGTTTAATAATAGCTCCTTCTTCTGAAGTTGGATTTTGCATCCATTGAGCGTTCCATTTACTAACCGGTAAAGTAGCTTGAACTTTTTCTAATTCATCAAGTTTCCAGTATTGAGGCCAAACCGGTTCCTTCTTGTTTGGTCCGTGGTCCAAGATTGCCGGAAACTCAACCACGTCCCACTGATCACCTTTCACTTCTTTTTGAGCTTTTAATAATTGAGCTGTTAAATCCTTCGTTGACCAACGTGTCATAACAAGCACGATTGAGGCGCCTGGTTGTAAACGTTGTCTTGGTCCTGATGTATACCATTCGTAAGCATTCTCTAAAGCTTGCTCTGACATGGCGTCTTGTTCCGAGTGAGGATCGTCAATAATCAATAAATCCGCACCACGGCCCGTGATTGCTCCACCAACACCAGCAGCAAAGTATTCGCCGCCTTGCGCGGTTTCCCATCTGCCCGCAGCTTTTGAATCTTCTTGTAATCTTGTTTGAAATATTTTTGAGTATTCTTCAGAATCAATTAAATTTTTTGCCTTACGTCCAAATCTTATGGCAAGTTCACCAGTGTGCGTGGCTTGAATTATTTTTAATTTTGGATTACGGCCCACCATCCACGATGGCAAGAGATAAGACGCAAATTCTGATTTAGTATGCCTAGGTGGCATATTTACGATTAAACGTTTTAGCTCACCCGTTGCTAATTTATTAAATTTTTCCGCTATGTGCCTGTGATGGGGCCCCTCTACAAATTCTGGCCACACCGCTTTAACAAAAGATAAAAAATCACTCTTGGCTTTGTTCTGTATCTTTTTTTCAGCATGCAGCACTTGAAGTTGTCGAAAAGTCTTTCGGACATCAGGCGGTAATTTTTTTATGTTTACCTTGTTCAAGTCCATATGGTACCAAAATGTTTTTATCAGGGCTGACCCTCTAAATCAAGGCCTAAAGGCAAAAGCAGTGGGACCCCTTTTTAAAAAAGCCTAAGGGGGTGTCCGTGTTTCATTGATGATGGAAATAGGTTTAGGTTCCGGGGGTCTCCCCCCCACCCACGGGCGGGGATAAAAGAGCCAGCGCGCGTTAGCGCGCTGGTTGTAGTTGTTTGTTAGTCTAACAAAGTCATGTAGGCTTTAGGATTTAACCTACTAAACTTATCTAAACACTTTTGCATTTTAGTATATTCACCCATAGCTTCTGCCTGCTTAACCTGATCATGAAGCATAGCCTCATCATGTGTTAGCATCTCTGATTGACCAGAGAATGGATTAGTTCTTTTTATTATTCTGTTATTCATAGTCCCATACTATCCTACTTATCTTTCGCGGTCAACCCATTGATTGTTATCATTTAAATAAGTATTAACAGGACGCGATTGTTTAGGTCGTTCAGGTACAGCCCTTGCAATGGCTTCTTTGTTATGAGTCCAATATTCATAAAGACAATTATAAGTACACGCAATTCCAAAGTAATTTGTTGAGTTGCGTGTTACATAAACCTTATTGCCCTTTAGTCCTCGGACCCTGTCTGTTGTTGATTGGTGGTGGCATTTAGGATTTTGACAATGGTTATACATTTTATCTTTCCTTAATTGTCATAGCCCAAGTTGCCATTCTCCAGCCGTCTGCATCTAAATCCCAATAGATGAAACAAGGTTTGCCGTCCTTTGATACAAAATACTTTCCTTGTTTTTCTGTGTCTGGATTAGTCCATTGACCTTTACGAGTTATAAACTTCTGATGTTTGTTTGCATAATAAGTTATAAAGAAGTTTTCTGGTATGTTTATTTGTGTTTGTGTTTTCATGTTTTATCGCTTTCTGTTTATATTGGGATAATACATCATTATCCCAATAATGTCAAATTAATTATGCAGATTGTTTTGCTTCGTATTGCATACGTTCCGCAATTTTTTGTTCTCTAGTTTTAGTTTTATTCTTCATACCTTTGATTAAACTAGCCAAGTTGCTTGGTTCGTAAATCATTAGTCCTGTTGAATTAGACCTAACCATTTCTGCTTCATCAACCTTGATACCAAGTTCTTCACAGAATTTAATTGCTTCTTCCATATATCTGTATGCTTTTAAACCCTCTTTAACTTTTTGGTATTGAGCTTCTAAACTATCAACCCAAGTTTGATGTTTAGCAACAAGTTGTCCTTTAACTGCTCTCCAACCCATAAAGATTTCAAACTCTTTACGACTACAAGGTATAGCTCTTTGTCTACAATGTGATGTTCCAATAATATCTACGTACCATTGACTATCAAACTTTTTAGTCAAGCCATTAGAATTATCATCATCAGAATTATAAGAAGAATAACGACCACTATAACCAAGAAACTTGTCATTAAGTTCCATGTGTTTAGTTTTATGTGGGTTATCATCTTTGTTTTTCATTTGAGCTATAATGTCAGGATTTAAACCTTTATCTTTTAGTTCTTCCCTGAAATAAGCATAAGCAAACGCTTTTTTCTCATCATCTCTACTATGGTAATCGTTTCCGTCTAAACTACCATACAGACCAAAATCAAAATGTGATTGAACAGTTTTCTTTTCATCATCTGTATCAACCTCATCTCTTTCTTCATCTGCTTCTTCTTTAGTAGTTGCAAAATAAAAGCATTTATCTTTTGCTACCACATCACAAGGACTACCATATTTCTTTTTAAACCCTTGTAATACTTTTACATCTTCAGGTAGATTTGTTCTTTCCACCACTTCTTTAGCAAGGGGAAACACTTTAGAGTATGCTTCATTAACATTCTCTCTAGCTTGAAAGTATCCCTCTTTTTCTTGCGTCATTTCTTCTTCAAATACATGTTTTATTCTATTAAAGAATTTCTGCCTGTATTCGTTATTTAGTCTTATTCGCGTCATTTATTGACCTCGCTTTCTGATTTAAATATATCAGAGCTTGACAAACTTGTCAATAGGGATTATATAGGAGTTATGAAAGAAATAAATTGTAGTCATTGCGGATGTACACCGAAGCCAGACGAATGGTCTAGTGAAACATTATGTATTGATTGTATAAATACGGAGGAATAAAATGGGTTACACATTTTGGATATGTATGTTGATATTATTTCATGTGTTAATATTATTTGCTCTTCCCAGATAAATGGAACTTTGGGAAATGATAATGGCAGGTGTAGTTACAATATTTATATTGTACTTCTATACTTGAGCCCCACCCACGGGCGGGGATAAAGTATCGTGACGCTTGACAGCTGGTCCCAGATAATATATGATGGGATCATGTTTACAAAGAAAAATTATGCGCTTTCACAGTAAACAGATTTGGGACGCTGAGGGGTACATCATAACAAACCCCTCGGACCCGCAAAACTTGAGCCCTGATCTGATTGGAACGCTTAAAGTAATAAAGAGTCCGGATGCAAGCCAGTCAGATCTGGGGTCAAGTTAAAATACTAGGTAGCGCGCCGCTTAGAACGGCCGCTTCTTGACCAAGGAACATGGCGCTCGTCTGGAGGACAAAATCTTCGGAGCGCCAAGCTACAAGCAACAAGCAACAAGTTTGACAAGCGTCAAGCTGTAGGATAAAATGGGAGACATTATGAAAGATATAAAAAAGAAACTAGTAAAACAAGTGAAGAGATCCCGGCCATCGCTGGCGCAGGAGATCAAAGACATGCCAATGAAGGACTTCAGAGCGCTGTGGTTCGTAGTACAACAAGGCCTGAAGATTAAGAAAAAATGCTAAAGAAAGAAGCAAAAGAAATAACCGGAGGGCTGTCAAAGCCTTCCAAGATGCCCGGACCGGCATATAATTTACCAGCTGCGCGCTGTATTACAGGCGCTAAGCTGGTCAAGATCCCAGGCAGCGTTTGCGCTGGCTGTTATGCATTGAAGGGCCGGTATAGGTTTGGCAATGTTCAAGCAGCGCTGGCCCGGAGGCTCGAGTCATTGGGCCATCCTAAATGGGTCGACGCCATGGTGGTGTTAATCACCGGAGAAAAATTTTTTAGATGGCATGATTCAGGAGATATACAGAGCCCGGAGCATTTAAAAGCAATATTTGAAGTATGTAAACGAACGCCGGCAACCAAACACTGGATGCCAACCCGGGAAGCACGGTTCCTGAAGCTCATGGACCCGGACATAATACCAACAAATTTAATTATTAGAATGAGCTCACATATGATTGATCAACAGCCGGTGAAATTCTGGCCGTGGACGTCGACCGTGTCAACGAAGAGCAAGACCTGCCCGGCCATGGATCAAGGCAACAGCTGCAAGGACTGCAGAGCATGCTGGGACCGGAAAATAACCAATGTCACATACCCGAAACACTAAGCCGGAAGATCTACACGCAGAAAATACTGCAAGATTCAAGGATCAAGCTACAAGCATCAAGCCTCAGGCTCCAAGGGCCAAGCTACAAGCTCCAAGCAGCAAGCTTTCAAGCCCCAAGCGCAAGGTTCAAGCTCCAAGCCACAAGCTTCAAGCTCCTTTATCCGGGAACCACGGTACAAGTACCAGCCAATAAGTTTTGAGGACCTTTGACCAAGGGCCTCAACTAAGATAAATGTATTCTTCGGATGCGTCACATGAAACGCAATTTGATGTGGGGAAAATTTAATTTTTTTACCTTTGGTAACTTTTAACTCAACAGTAAAAAAGTTGCCAGAATTGTTGTAGCCCAAGCAGTCAGGAGTGCCAAGAGAGCTAAGATTTTCAAGCCTAGTCCACTTAATTCCTGGTGTATTTTTTTTAAGTTTAAGATATAATTTTCGCTCTGGAGCCATATTTTTTTAAGGTAAATCATAGCTACAACTCAAAGCCAGATTCTTTATCTGTCGGTGCTTTAATCATCTTTAATCCTTGAGGTTTAAATACTATTCTCATCGAGTTCGCACCAATAATTGTACTCTCTTGTACTTCTATTTTCTTTAATTCTTCTAAATGATTTCCTACATGCATGAAGACAGAGGCATCACCCAGCTCTCCCTTTGTGCCTTTGCCCTTGTTGTCCATGAATTCTTGTAAGAATCCCATTAACTCTCTTAATCTCATTTACCAAACTCTCCTTTATTTTTAACATTAGTTAAGTCATCTATATGTTGAGCCAACTTCTTATTATCTTTTTTCAGTTCAGAAACCTGCTTCTCCAACGTATTGGCTTTCGTTGTTTGAAACTTAAGTTCAACCATTTGTTCTCCAACCTGAGCTTGATGGGCTTTACTAATCTTCTCTAGCTCCTTAACTCTAGCGGCATATTTATATCCAGCTTTGAGATAATCTTGCACGAGTGATCTTGTCCCTTTCAAGAGAGAATCCTTCTCTACTAATTGACTCTTGAGATCTATGTTGTCTTTCTTATATTTATCTATGACTTTAGTTAAATCTAATTCACCTCTATCATCATGGTGTTTTAAATCATGCGCAAAAGGACCAGCATCAAAGCTAGGAACGTCTGAGGTTTTTAGCTTTTCTATTTGTTTTTCAAAGTCTATCGAATCTTTCTTAGTCGTAGTCATAGTTGACAATATAGGACACTTACCTTAAAATGTCAAATATGGGAGTACCAAAAAGATTAACTGAAATGCAACAAAGATTTGCTGAATTCTTAGTGTATGGAGGCCCTGAAGGCCCAGTCACTAAGACGGAGGCAGCTATACTTGCAGGATACTCAAAATTAAGAGCACCGCAAGAAGGATCAGAGCTAACCAACCCAAGACAAAGCCCATTAGTGGTAGAGTATATCGGTAAATTAAAACAAGATAGAATTGCTAAGCATGATGTTACCTATGAAGGACATTTAGCTGAGCTAGATAGAATTAAGAATGCAGCTTTAAAGAAAGGGTCTTTCTCTTCTGCCGTAAATGCTGAAGTAAGTCGTGGCAAGACAGCAGGACTATACATAGACAGAAAAATAATAAAGCATGGGAGATTAGAAGACATGTCAGAAGAGCAATTAGAAGCCAAGATGAAAAAGATTTTAGATGATTACGGCGCATTATTAAAAGATGTTACTCCTGAATCTAAGGAGATTGAAGAAAAGAAAGATCAATCAAAAACTTCTGAAGCCGACGGGAAATCCTTAGAATAACCCTCTTGCATATCAATATAGTCTTTAATACTAGCTATTTCGTTTTCTAGCTTTTCTATTTTTTCTTCTAGCTCTTTTATTTTTTCTTTGTCTTCTGTCATTGTAATATTTTTTCCATCTTAAGAACACAACCCATGGGGAATATGTTTCTGTCACTAAATACTTCATCCTTAGTGTCATAAGAACTAAATGTATATAAATATTTTTTAGTCTTCTTGTATACATAGGCCTGCGTTATCATCTCACTCACTTCAAATTTGTCAAACTCTTCTACCGTAGCATGTGCTGAATCCCCGGTAATATCTTCCCACCTTATCATATAGAAGTAATATTTCTTCTTATTAATAGTAGCATATTTATATTTAGATTTCTTGGCTCGTCTCATATAGTACCAAATATCACAAAAAAGGTTTTTCCAAAACCATTTACGCGCGCACGACCGATTAACTCTACGTCTTTATTGACTTTTTTGACTATTGGACATTTTAGACATTTTACAAATTTGTAAAATGTCAACACTTTAGCTAGTAATACCAACACTAATAGCTCAATTTGACACTTTACATTTAATATACGAATTTTTTTTTCAAAAATTTTTTTTATGAGTTTAAGTACTATATGTAAAATGTCCATTGCCATATTCCTGCCACATTCTTGTCACTTTTGCGCCATTTTCTCGAATTCTTCCAGTAATTCTGCCTGATTTACGTCAGCTTGTTCCTTCGGATCGTGTTTTATTTCGTAATATTGGTTTACTCTAGCCAAGAACTTGTGCTTCCACTGCCTTAATTCACCATCCTGGAGCTTAAACTCCTGGAAGTATAGATCTGGCGTACATATCATAATAACCGCCTGCCTGATGTTGCTTTTATGAACATAGTCATGGGCCATAGCGTAGCCGGCCACTTGTAGCTTATAGTCTGTAATCCACTCTTCTCTCTTGGGCCTGTTAGATTGCTTGAAGTCTACAATAGTCTCCATGTCATTGTGCCTACAAACTAGGTCTGTGGCACCGGCGTAGAGACCTGGGTAGTATACTGTGACCTCTGACCCGAAATACTCTGAAACAGGCGCTAGACCTATCTCTATGACCTTCTCAGACATACGTTTTGCCTCACGTCCCAATGTAGTTAAATCCTCATACCCTCGTTCCAGGATATAAGACTCTAGGAACTTGTGCATCACCGTACCTCTGGCACTCGATTGATTCTTTATGATTTCTGCGTTCTTTTCTCCAACTTTAGCTTTCCATTTATGTAAGAAAGTCTTGTCCTTGGTTTTATCTAATATGGATGTGACTGATGGTAATTGATAGCCCGCTACATCATAGATCCGTGTTCCATGGTCCATGATCCGCGAACCCCGGACATAGCTGTATTTCTTATTATGCTTCATGCACGGTGTACTCCAGATCGAAAAAATGAATGAGGATACCCCGATGACCTGAAGTACTTAGCGCCCGTGCGACACCAACAAATGGAATGGGGTCCCCAACTTATAATTCTATTCTTTACCAGCATAATAATTCATTCTAGAGTCCGCATCAATTAAGAGATTACCTGATACCGATACTCGTTCTACATTAGACTTAAACGGAAAGACCCAATGACGTAGATGAGCTGGAAAAATATACATATCCCCCGTCTTAGGAAACTGATGAACCGTACTAATACACTGACGTCCACCCTCCCCGTAGGTCCAACTAATTCCACCAGGACCTTGTAGGGTCCCTTTAAATTCTTTATTTTCTTTTTCTAATTCTTTAGGTACATGAGGGAAGATAACAAAACTTAAGTCCGCACTATGATCGTGAGGAGGATTAAAATCTCCAGCCTTCATATAATTAATCCAAAGAGATGTTAAACTAAAATTAGGTTTGAGCGATCCACCACCTCTCCATTTATTATAACCTTGGCTATACGCATCAAAGTAAAACACCATCCACTTCACGTACTGTTGAGGATCTTCTAATTTATACTCTTCTTTAAGATGACCGGCTAGTTTATCCACCATACTATTATTAGGATTAAGCCTAGACTTCGCTCCACCATCAATTAAAGATTGACACTCCTCCGGAGTGATCGTGGTATACATTAGAAACGGTCCCCAATTAAAATAACTAAAGGTTACGTTTTTCTTTTCTGTTTTCTTTTTTCCCATAATCTTTCAAAAAAATCTATTACCGTATCGCATACATACATAACACCTAACCAGAACATAGTCCAGATCGCAATGAGTCCAAGTCCAATGGCTGTGATTAAGTTTCTCATTAAATAATTCCTTCTTTTCTAAGTTTATCTACTTTTTCATTTTTCTTTTCTAAATATTCTATTCTGTGGTTTAAACCATCGATTGTTGTGTACATCCAACCACAATCTCTTGGTTTGATTTGTTTTTGAAACCACTTAATCGTGAGTCTTAATGCTGCTATTTGTTTTTTATTTGTCATACTCTCACTCCACTTGTGGCTTGTATGGGTTCAGCGCACCCTGTCATAACCATAAAAATACTCAATAAAATCAGTAGTATAAAGCTACTGAAGATGAATGCAAAGATCTTATCTCTTGGATCCATATTCCTCCAATCGTTTCTTCCATGCATTGTATCCATCAATCCATTCCTTTCCGGTAATGGGTCTGTCAGGATATTTCTTTTTAGTTCTCTCTTTTCTGTTAGCTAAAGATTGTTTGTAAGACTGTTTCAATTCTTCTTGTTCTTTTTGTCCATAAACTTCTTCAGTATACTTTTGGTTTTTTAACATAACCTGTTCCTTTCTCTCTGTTGCTCCATCGTTTATTCCATGCATAGACATTCATCCAGGAGCCGCATGATTCCATAAATCGATATGGATAGTCCATCGTTTTCTTGTAATAATATTTAATTAAGCTTGCTAAGTCCGGTAATGTTATCATCATAATGTTTTACTATTTTTTCTAAATCTTTTTTCTTTGTTCTTGCATAAGGCAGCAAAGCTTTTGCTAGTTCGTAAGCGGAGTGATAAGAACAAGACCAACGCCACTGAGGTTTACGTCCGGGCCTTACTTTTCTAGGACCCCACCAACCACACAACACGGTATCATATAAATATTTAATAGTGTCTTTGTCGGTCATGGCAACGTCTATTCTAACACGCCAAGTCCAATAAGCTTTTGGTCTATTCTGTTTCTTTTCTAAATATTGTTTGTACATAATAGATCCTTCACCATCGATGAGTCCTGCTATGTAAGCCAATTTTTCACTCACTTTTTTCTACCTTTTTACCATTGGTTTGAAAAGTCCATTTGATGATTGACGTCTTGGGGTCAAACTCAACGTTTTTGCAACCGGTTAAAATAAAAGTCGTAAATAAAATTATCAACGTCTTTTTGTACATATTCTTTTACCTCTCCCTGGGATTTACAGACCCAGCACTGTTTTATATCATCTTTCTTATTAACTGTATCTACCTTAATATACCCATTCCCACCGCAATTATTGCAGGGTTTGGTTACTGGCTTGGGTTCCTGTATGCCATTTACGTCCCCATCTTTTACCACTATGATATCCTCCTTTATGTCTTCTACCTATTGTACCACCAACTTTTTGTTTGGTAGCTAGAATAGCATTTTTCTTTGCCATGCCATTCTCTATTTTTTTCTTTATACTTTCTTTCCACTCTTCTATTTTTTTCTTTCTACTTAGAATTTGAGTTAAAAGTTTTTTTATAACGTAATTAGAATCTCTCCCTGCTAGATGGCATACGAATCTAAAGTCTCTGCCTCCTCCTTCGATCCAGTTAATAGCACTGAGAGCTTCGTCGTAATCAGATGTATAAATAGCATCATCAACAGCCTTAGCCAAAACAGCAGTCCATAATAACTCTTCGGGTTCCTTTCTATCTCCAAAGATTTCTATAGCGTTATTATTTGCCGTTCCTTGACTTCTGAAGTTTGATCTTGCCATTTAATTTTTCTGCTTTCTCGTTTGTTAACGTTTCAACTGTTTTAGAAATTGACAAAGTAGTATTGCCTGGCAATAAAACTTTGGACAATTTTTTCAAAGTGTTGTATGTTTCGTGCGTTAACGACACGTTTCTGTATTTACTAATATCTGTCATAACCACTAACATATAGGATTTTATATAAATGTCAACGCAATTTTTATTAATATTACAGGTGTGCTCATTTTTAACTGGAGAATGTAAACCTGCGGTACAAATGCCACAGTTATACAACTCCTGGTATGAATGTGCTAAAGCAGGCCATGTGCATGGACTCGAACTTCTTCAAAGAGAAGGGGAGTTTAATATAAATACTTATAAACTAGCTACCAAATATGGTTGCTACGAAACTAACAGCTTGTAATTGTGGCAAAAATGTGGTATAGGAAATTCTTCTCACCTTTATACCTATCTCCGATTCCCTCGTAGAGATAGGTTTGTTTCCATGCACCCATATAAAGTTAACCTAGGTCTTTATATGAGTGGCGTAGGTTTCAGGAGCAGTGACAGCGCGTTAGCTATGTGGATTCCCTTCCCACGTCTTTTCAAAATATTATAGCGCCAATTATAAAACCGGCAATAAATCCTGCTGAAGTTAAAACAATTTCTGTTCTATACAATAAATGCCATAGATCAAACTTGTCTTTTAACCTTCGCAAATGTGTCCTATCCATAAATTACCTTCCTTTGTATACCAACCTTGATCTTTATGATCCGTGTTCCGTGAGTCATGATACGTGGCATTTGCATCACGCCACTCGATCATCTGTTCTTCACACGTTAGATTCTTTTTTATCGGGTACTTTATCTGTTCCAGTCCGCTTGTGGTCAGGAGCAGTATTATTAAATATTTCATTCCACCTCTTTTTATATAAGTCAGTAGAAGGACGAGATCGTCCGTCCCACTTTCTACCTTTCTCTTTTTTCTTCATACGATTTTATACGTACCATTAAAAACAAGTTTAGTACAGTCATTAGACTTCTTGTTTTCATACTCTACTCTAAATGTTTTTTTAGGATCTAGTTTCTTAATCAACTTATGTAAGCTCATGGCTTCCATCGTTTCTTCTTTATCTGTTCCTTCTTCTACTACTTTATATTTAAATTTTGCCATCAATTTTCCTCCTTATATATTGTTCATGAAGTCTGGCTTTAACTTCAGGACGTTTATTGTATTCTTTGTTGTATTGGTGATCCCACCATTGTCCTTTTCTGCTCTTTCTCCATTTGAGTCGAGCTCTTCTTTTGCTTTCACAATCTGCGTAAATAGCCATATCTTTCTACTTGTGAGGAGTAAAACCCTTTATACATTTAACGGATTGTCAAACTCCTTAAGGAATACATAGGATATTATAAGAAATATGTCAAGGTACCAATAGAAATATAATTAGTAACCAGAACATCTATAACCTACTATATCTAGTGTTTCTCCATTAGTTCCATAACCATTATACACGTAATAGTTGCGTTTGCTAAGGGGTCTTTGTTTCTTGGGTAGGGTCTTAACATTCCAATGATACCAGGTTGCACAACTACTTTTACTTACTACTTCAAACCAAGGGGTTGTTTTAACTTCGCCGGTAAAGGTTAAATATAACAGAGAGATCATCACAATCTTTTCCATTTTAAAACCTTTCTAAATTAACGTTTGCCTTGGCCTACGCTAGGCTTATAATTTCTTTTCTCTGCTTTATTCATACGTTTCTTATGTCTTCCTATCTTAGGTTTTGTTCGTTTTACGTATGTGTTGACACCGAACTTGTACTTCTTAGCCATCGTAATCTCTTATTACATCGAGTTTAGGTAGTTTCCCACCTTGAGCAACTGATGGAATATAGCTGATTACTCCGTTTACTTTCTGTTCAAGTTCTTTTCCGCAGCTTGTGCATTTGTAAATGTTTTCTTCCACACCTACAAAAATAGATAAATGATGACACATAGGGCAAACACCATTCACAAGTTCTGTGTGTAAATGAAATGCTCTTCCAAAAGGTCCGCCGCCGTATGTCATTAGTAATCCGTAAAGTTAATTAGTGTTTTTCTATTATATTTCTTTTTATCTTTTACTACACGTTGATGGAAACGTCTATCCCTTAATTGTTGAGCAAATTGATTTAAACGTTTAAGATTATTCAAGAATGATTTTTCTGATACTTTTTTGGCCAAGGTATATCTCCGTTTCAGCTTTAGATTTTATACACTTATAACTCACGCTTGGATTGTAGTCTCTTTCAGCAACCCTTTTACCACGTAAGCACGTAGCCATATTCTCTTGTATACGGTGTTCTTTGATTTCCCCGTTAATAAACATTAAAAGTGCAACCACAGTTTCTATCATTTATATGCTCCATTTCCATTAGCAAAAGTTCTTTGCCTATCTTTAAGTTTTTCAATATCAATTAAAACTTTGTTCATTTGTTTCTGTAAAAATTCTATATTAACTTTATTGTGCATACCATCTTCAATAGCTTTATTTAAACGATCAACAGATTTATAAAGATCCTCCACTAACATGTAGAGCTCTGCCTCTCCAGATGATTTACCTAATTGTCCACGAGGGTATTTAATTCTAAATTCAGAGTTAGCTTCTAAATCTTTTCCCATTAATTCTAATTGTGTTGAATGCTGGTTAAGCTTCTCATTAATACCAAAGTAAGCCCAGGTTCCGATCGCAACCATCATAATTAAAGAGGCAACCGTCTTCATAGGCATTTGTACTGCCGCTTCTTCAGATATCTTTAAAGGTTTATTTGACATTTTTTAATCTTGGGTCATTCATTATTACCACATCTGGATTATCTTTCAAATACTGCTTTTTAAGTACAGTCCAGTAACTCACTTTGGGATCAAAATCCCTATCTCCATTGAAGTGAGAAGCAGACATAACTCCTACTTTCATACACATATTGATTAATTCAGCAAATTCTGCAGGCGGAGGACTGATTCTAGGTACTCTTTTACACTCTTTAATAACCTCTAATTGAGTCTTAATCTTCATTTGTTTTTCTTGTTCTTCTACAAATTCATCTGTGCATGCCGAACCCAAATATTTTCTGTATGTAAACCTTAACATTCTATCATCATCAGTTCCTTCATAATTATTACTAGAACTATAATGATTATAGTTATATTGATCATCTCTTTGTTCAACGGAAACTGAAAATTCTCCTTGAGCACATGTGTTTGTGCCATTGTTTAGATATTCGTTTCGGGCTTGCGCTGTTGTTGAGAACAAAGCAAATAAAGCACTAACGATTAAGATCTTTAATATCGTATTCATGTTCTCTTACCTGATCTGCTAGTTGTCTATATAAATTTTCTGCCATTTCCCATGTTGCCTCTGCTGCTGAAAGTCTTGTTTGTATTCCTGTTACTTTTTCTTTAAGATTTTTAATATCTCTATTTATTTCTGTAAGTGCGGTCTTATTTTCTTCAATTGTATCTGTTAGATTTAATACATATCTGATAGACGTAAATGTTCCGGCTAAGATAGCTGCTATAACAGGAACAATTACAATATTTTTTTTAAGCCATTCAAATTTACTTTGTTTAACTTTTTTAGCCATTGAACCCTACACATCCTGTAATTCCAGCAAAAATAATAACTAAACACAATACGACTATTAACCAGTTCATAATTTTAATCCTGATCCTCGCTTGTTGTTCCCTGATTTGTGCTCGTCTCATCAACTCCTTCAGAGTTTTGAATCCTATCATTTTCGCACTCGCAATCTTCACACTTACAGCCATCGTGATCGGCTTCCATGCAATGACATAAATGTCCGCATTCCTTGCAGGTTTTTTCCGTCATAAACTAACCTTACTTATTAAATTTACTATATTGTGCTACGATCCAATTAGAAATTTTTCTAAAGAATCTTTTAATTTTTATCATCATATTTTTTATCCTCAATATCATAAAAGAACTTATCCGTATCAGCAGTTCTCCATTCACGACTATCTTCTACACTCCATACCTGGTGATTAACTTTCCAATCAGGTATTTCATCCCTTACCGTAAAAGAAGGGATATGCCACAATATTCTATTATTTGGCTGAGCTGCATAATTGCCGTCGTCTAAAGCCATTATGTGAGCACATTTGTGCTCTTGCGGAACTTCAGAATGATCCGTATCTACTATATTACTATCTGGATGAGCCCAGTCAACCGTAAAAAGATAAGATCCGGTATGCCATTTCCCATCTTTTCCCCAGTATTTCCCAGCTACAGTTAATGCATCGTAGACAGTAATAGCAGGATAATAACTGAAACAATTCCAAAGCTCCAACTCGTCAAGTCTAGGCCTAGGAACGTTTTTGACATCAAACCCGTTTTGAACAAACGCTGTAATTGGAAGACGATAGTAGACCCCACCATTTTGCATAATTGCATGAAAGAGTAAAGCGCGCCCTGGCATCGATGTAATGCCAAAAACCATGCAGTCTTCAGCCTCTCCTTCGTGCTGTTCGAGATCATAAAGATATTCGCGTCTTATTTGACAATAGATAACGGGTATATTTACATTTAAATATGCCATAGTTAAACCTCATTTTATTTCGCCCCAGTTTTTACCAAACTCATAATCTACTTTGTTAGGAACTTCAAGTTCTACAGCACCTTCCATAATATCTTTTATTCTTTGTGCTTCTTTTTCAGAACCAATAGAAATATCTAATTCATCATGAACTTGTACATGAGGTATTATACCTTCTTTATGCAATTCAATCATTGCTTTTTTTGTCATATCTGCCGCAGATCCTTGTATTAATCTATTTAAAGCTTTGTATGTATAAGCTCTTCTGATCCCTGGTCCGTGCTCCGCGAGCGCTGCATCATGTGGTAATGGCTTGTGGATACCGAACTGATTTGGTTCCCATAAATGGAACCTACAAAGTCGACCCAAAAGAGTTCTAACTTTACCGGCACCTTGAGCTCTGGCCATAACAGCATCCATAAGTTGTTTAACAAATGGAACTTTAGAATGATATTGTTTGAATAGAGATTCCGCTTGAAGTTTATTTACACCAAGCTCTGCTTGTAATTTATTTTTACCCATACCATAAAACAATCCTAAGTTAATTGTCTTGGCTTGAGTTCTAGGAATGTCAGCCATATCAGCCACAATCTGGTGGAAATCTGCATCTCCTTCTAGATATGCATGTACTACTTCATCTACACCATACAAATTTTGTAGTGATGCATAGTGTACAACTAATCTTGGTTCTTGTTGGTTGTAATCAAAACAACCCCAAGTATGATCTTGTTCCGGAATAAATAATGATCTGATCCGTGGTCCGAGTTCCTTATTCCTTGCAGGTATCTGCTGTAAGTTTGGATTATTCATACTGAATCTTCCGGTTACAGTTCCACCACCCTCGGCTCTTAGTTGATTAATCTCTGCGTGGATTCTTCCTTTGTGTGAGTATTTCAATATTGTATCTATAAACGTAGTGTGAGCTTTATTAATCTCTCTAGCCTTAGCTATTTTTTGAACTACTGGATGTGAGTGATTAGCTAAAAAGTTTTTAGTAAATGAAGGAGCTTGCGTCTTGAGAGTTCGTTCATAAGGAAGTTTAAGTTTATCAAAAGCTTTAGCAATAGATCTTGCAGCCCAGATCTGTACATCTATACCCGTACTTGTTAACACCTCATGAAGTAATTTTTTCTCTTGTTCTACTAATGTTTTCTTTTCTTTCGCTGCTTGTTCTTGATTTACACGTACACCGAGAAACCTCATATCAACTAAAACGGGAAACAACTCTGTTTCCATATCGAATATAGATTGAATATCCTGATGTAAAATTTGCTTTTTCATTTCCTGCCACAACTCCAATGTGAGTTGGGCGTCACGCTCCGCGTAAGCTCCAACGTACATGGCTGGAAGTTTGTACATCTCGGCTTTAGCATCTACTCCCCATGACTTGGCTGCTTCATATAGTGCTGCTTCGTCTTTTCCTTTACCTACATAATCTCTAGATAAACTATTTAAATCATAACGTAATCTATTCTCGTCAACTAAACTGGATGCAATCATTGTATCAATAACCTTTCCTTGAACTGTAATACCAATGGCTCTTAACCAACAAATATCATACATTGCATTGTGAAATATTTTTATAGAATCAGAATTCATTTGGTCCTGTAACCATTTAAGAACCATCTTACGATCCATGTTGCCACCACCTTCGTGAGCTATTGGATAATAAGCACACCAATCGTGCGTGGCTAAAGAAATTCCTACAACATCTCCTACGCCTACAACAGAACCAGAACCCATTCTTTCATTAAGGTTTGGGTCTTTTGTTTCTAAGTCTATTGCTATTTCATCATATTTAGATAGGTCTGGAAAATCTGTAGGTGGGATCCATTCTGTTTGTGGTTTAAATAAAGGTGTTTGCATTATTTATTCTCCTTATTAAAACTAAATCCATGTGGAAGAGGTAATGTAGTGTCATCACTATAATCTCTTTCTATTGCCATCTCACAATAATGGATAGCTTTTAATAAATCTTCTCTTTGTCCTTTTTGTTTATGCCTGCATAAATATTTAATTGCATTGCCTTCGGCAAAAGGAATATTATTTTTATTTATAAATTCACTGGGCTGAATAACCATGTCCCGGTAATGAGATCCTCCAATTTGTTTTTTGTATGTATCTTTCTTCATATTCTGTACGATTTATAAATATCCTTTGGACGAACAATATGCAAGTGGTTTTTTGTTCTTGTTGCACCCACATAAAATAATCTGTTTTCATCGTCTGGATATCTTTCATAATTTGATTGTGTATTTTTACTGAGATCCGTTAAGAGAACTACGTTGTCTGCTTCTCCGCCCTTGACTCCATGAATGGTTGATAATAAAATGCGCGGTTCTTGATTTAATTCTTCACCATTCTTTCTCATCTTTCTAATATAATGAACTTGTTTTTCTGGAGCTGCAGTAAAAGATTCAAACCAAACCGCATCTGTATTTAATCCATACTTTAATTTTAATTCTCCTATAGTATATAAATTATCTGATATAAATTCTTTAATCCTTTTCCTACTAAATTGGTCGGGTTTCATATAAGAAGATATTCTTTTTACTTGTTCACCATTAAGTTGTTTTCCTTTTCTAAATGATTCCCAATCCATTACAGCTTCATATAAATCCTTTTCATATGCCTTTTTAAATTTATTTCTGTAGTACATTCCATTTGCATACAACACATTTTCTAAATCATTCAACATATGCCTGGTTCTTGCTAATACTAACCATTTTCCTTTACTCATATCTATGTTTTGAAATTCATTATGATAAGAAAGTAGCCCTGTTTCTGTTTTAGGTTTCCATTCCTTATGTAAACGATTAGATATTTTACCAACTATATTCATAGCCACATCATGTACTGCTCGTGGTATTCTGTATGATTGTGTAAGATTAAGTAGTTTGCCTTTTTGTGTTATAAAACTATCTACATCTGCACCAGCCCATCTAAATATAGCTTGATCATCATCACCTGCAATATAACTATCTCCTGTCTTATTCCATATTGATTTTGCCATATCCCATTGCATACGAGATAGATCTTGTGCTTCATCTATAAATACTACATCAAACTTAGGTGATGCATCAGACTTAACAAACTCTGTAATCATGTCATTAAAGTCAATTAAGTTGTATTGTTTTTTGTATGATTCTAGTTCTCCTGCTAGTATTTTTAATTCTCTTACTGATAAATCCTGACTATGTTCTTTAAGATTATATTGTTGTTCCGGTGTTATGTTTCGTAGTTTAGCTAGTTGTATGATTCGTAAGTATTCACTATTAGTTGTAAATAAACCTGTTTGTTCCTCATCATATTCATTATAATCTATACGCATATTAATCTTCTTTCCTAGATCTGCATAATGTCTACGTTGCATTACTTGTTCTTTCTTAATACCTAATCTTCTAAATGCTAAAGAATGTAATGTTCTAAAGTATGGTAAATCATCTTCACTAAAATTAAATTTATCCATGGCTCTGTCTCTTGCTTCATACGCAGCTTTCTGTGTAAATGAAAAAAACCCAATTTTATTTGGGTCTGTGTTCTTTAAATGTTTATCTACTTCATTTAATAATGTTGTAGTTTTCCCTGTACCTGGTGGTCCTAATACAATAGTTTTCAAAATGCATCCTTCGGTTTAAATTGTTTTGGTCTGTATACATCAGCCATTGGTTTAAATTCTCCAATAACCATTACACTTTTCTTTTTATTTCCTATGTCTACCCTATCAATTGTGCATCCGCATTTATCTCTAAGTAATAATTGTGTTTCATCATATTTCTCTGTCCATCTTCGTTTTAATAGATACTTATTAAAGAACTCTCTAAATATGAAATAATGTTTACCTTCATGTGTCCATACTAAACCATTTACCATATCTTCTTTAGTTGCACCTGATGCTGTTCTATCTGTACAATATTCTTCTAGATGATCTAGTAGTTGTTCTACTTTAGATGATCCTTTAGGTGGTTCTATTATTTCTATTCCGGCAAACAATAGTTTAATCATTTCATTAAAATCTTTTTTTCTTAAAGTAGGTGGAACCTTGTTAACTTGTTCCATGACTGCTCGTTGAAATAATCTTTGCTCCTGTAAATAAGATGTATCTTTTAATCGAACTCTTTCTCCATCCACGTTCACATAATAATAAGGTTCATCTAAATTAATTTTTTGAAGATCATTTAAATCTGGAAATAAAGATTGTCCTTTAATTCCAAAAGGTCGAGTCAGACATAACTTTTTATCACAGTGATTACACATAGGTTCTTCATTACATTTAAAACCTAATTCTTTTTTCTCATGATATTTAATTTTGTCTTGAATAACTCTGTCTTCTAATGGTGGATCAAAATATTTATAGTTAAATGCATTAATATGTTTTTGCCATTCTTCAGGCCATTTTCTTTTTGCATATTGAATGTATTGATAAATGACTCTATCTCTTCCATCATTTAATTTATTTTGTGTAAGAGATTCAATACAAGGAGGACCATCTTTAAATTCTGAGTCCGGTCTTTTTAATTCTAATTTTTCTAATTCTTCTGGAGTGAGTCTTTTTATTGCTAAAAAAAATTGTGATATTGTAATTGCTTCGCCTTTAAAGTTAAAGGCATATCTTGTAGTATTTTTTGAATTAAAGTATGGTAAGTTAAGAAAATTTCCTGTATCATCTTCCGATTTTAATTCCACCTGTTTTGGAAAAACTTCTGCATTACCAAATCCCAAAAAGGCGCTTATCGAACATAACTTATCTCTCATTAACGACGCATCCACGGGAACGGTAGTAAATAAAAAGATATGTGCTCCTCCACTTTTGGAACGACACATTGTTAATGGAAGTTGATAATTGTTTATAAGGTTAATAATTTTTTTGTGATCTAAATTATATTTGTCAACATCGATACATCCCCATCTACATTTGTTGTTTTCATCGATAGGAATAATTCCTAAACTTGGTTCAATTCCATTTAAATGGTCTTGCCAATGTTTCTCGGTTACGGGTTCACGTTTAACAAATGATTTTCCTTTAATCTTAGTACCATCTGCGTTTTTCTTTTCAACGTAGGTACACCCATGCGCTCTTTGTAATCCTGAAAATAAATCTATAAAATTCTTCATAACTAATATCCTGTAGAAAGGGCGGTTTCCACGCTAGCTTCCACCGCCCAAACTAATTACCTTGTGGGTAATTCTTTAATATGGTGCGTCGGATTTGGATTCACCAGATCCATGCTTCGCTTGAACATTGCCTTTTGCAACGTTGTTCGAGAAAGCTTTAGCAATCTGATAAACTGATTTATTAGTCACTGGACCAACTTTCGATACATCCCAACCAAACCAAGTACCCTTGTCGTTAGACTGCTGTACTGTTTTTAGTTTATAAATGTGGCTATATGTTGGCGGAGTAAACAAACCGTTTTTACCCTGCATCTTAATCCCCATCATCATTGAGTTCCACTTACGACTAATTTTTAATTGAGTCGCTTTCATAGAAATCAAAGCTGAAGATGGATTTTTACCGAGTACAACTACAAAGTGACTTGCAGTATTTTCAAGATAATTGCCGTTGGCTAATCTATCTTTATTACCTTTGTCTCTTGTAGTTTGTGGTATGTCATCACCGGCTTCATAGATATGTACCGGAGCTCCTTGACTCTCACCTCTGTCTTGCCATTCAATGTATTGTCTTTTGTAATACACTGGCAAAACGTCTATCCCCTTTACGCCATCAAACAGTTCGTTTGTAACTGTATTGATTATCATGCCGGGCTCTGCCCCCTCAACATGTTTTGCGTCCCTCTTATTGCATTCGGGAGATAGTTGTCCAAGTACCTTTAAGAATGGTAAAGCAAGATCGTCCTGCTTTATATTCGAGATACCTGCACCTGCATCAGCTTCGAATATACTCTCCGCTAATGGTCCTGCTTGATCACGTTTCGTGATGTTTGCTTCGTTGTTCATGGTTATTGTTTCCTTTTTATGGTTGTCTTATTTCCAACAAAAATGTTGAAAAGTTCCGTTGGCATTTCTTTACCGCCTTCCAATCGCTCACGGACGAGCGCTTTCAGGGTCATGGGCTCAACCTTCAACTTTTGTGTCGGTTCAAACCCTCGACCCTTCGCAAGTTCAGCATAATCTGCTGCCTTGTTATCTTCGTTTCGACCGAAAGATACTGATATTTCATTCTTTATAATATCTCCCAGACCGTTTTGACGAAGCCAGTTAAACGCCTCCTCTTTTTTGGCTTGAGTAATAGTGGCGCTGTAATTCGTTTTAACTTCTACTGACGATCCATCAGAAAGTTTAAGAAAAGATAATCCCATTTCTGATAACATAGTAGGAATAACTTCTCCGGATAAATGTTCAATATCCTTTTTCTTCTGTTTAACCGCCTCTTCTTGCATTGTTAGTTGTGTTTGTAGTGCTTGTAGTTGTTTTATTTTATCTCCAAGTTTGTCTATATTCTCTGTTTTATCGAGAACTTCTTCTTGGTCTTTTTCAAAATCAATTGACTGCATCAGGTGTTCCTTTCTCATATAAGTTTATTTCAATAGGATAATATTTTCTTTCTTGTTTATCCCATTTTAGCAATTTAAATTTCCCATTGGTTAAGTCTGCTACAATAGAACATGCAACACCAATAATTGCAGGATCTCCTGTTAACAACAAGTAATCCTCTATTGTATAGTTTTTGAGCCCCTCTCTTAGTTTAAAGATAAGAGGCCCTGGAGAAAATATGATTTGTGAAAGTTCTGGTAATAGGAATTTAAAAATTCCATATTCTGCAGCTCCCATTATATTAATCTTAGGACGCCCTTCACGGGTTCCAGGGATTTCTTGTATTACATACACGGTTGGTACTTTCTTCTTTTTTACGTTTCCGTAGTCTACAGTTTTTTCTACTTTCATACTTGACTTATATAAGCTATCCTATATAACAAGTCAAGTAGAAAGATGAAGTATAAATTTAAGACGACTCCATACAAGCATCAATTGACCGCTTTAGAGCGTTCATGGAATAAAGAATCATTTGCTTATTTTATGGAAATGGGTACCGGAAAAACTAAAGTGTTAATTGATAATGTTGCAATGCTTTATGATAAAGGAAGAATTGATGGTGCTTTAATTGTAGCTCCTAAAGGAGTTGTATCAACTTGGTATAAACAAGAACTTCCTGCTCACTTACCAGACCATATTGAAAATGTGGCAGTATTGTGGCAAGCCAATATCAATAAAAAACAACAAGAGAAATTAGACACTTTATTTAAAACCGGACATGATCTTCATATTCTTATTATGAATGTTGAAGCTTTTAGCACAGAAAAAGGAAGAATTTTTGCAGCGAAATTTTTAAGGTCACACAAATCTTTAATGGCTATCGATGAGAGCACCACTATCAAAAATCCTAAAGCCAAAAGAACTAAAGCTATTGAATCAATGCGTACTTTGACTTTATATAGAAGAATTCTTACAGGTTCTCCTGTAACTAGAAATCCACTAGACTTATACAGTCAATGTGAGTTTTTAGATCCTTACCATTTAGACCATACTTCTTATTATTCTTTTAGGACTAGATATGCTGTTATGAGAACGGCTAATATTGCTGGTCGGTCTATTCAATTAGTTTCTGGCTTTAAAAATTTGGGAGAATTATCAGATAAATTAAAACCTTTTTCTTACAGAGTCTTAAAAGAAGATTGTTTAGATTTACCAGGTAAAATTTATATGAAAAGAGAAATAACTTTAACTCCTGAACAAAAGAAAGTTTATGACGAAATGAAACGAACTGCTTTAGCTACTTTAAATGGAAAACAAGTTACTACGGTTAATGCTTTAACACAACTTATGCGATTACAACAAATTGCGTGTGGTCATTTTACAGCTGATGATGGTTCTATACAAAATATAAAAAACAACAGAATAGAAGAACTGATGGATGTATTAGAAGAAGTAGAAGGTAAGGCCATTATTTGGTGTCATTACCAAAGAGATGTAGAAAATGTATTTGAAAGAGTTTCTAAACGTTTTGGTCCGGGATCCGTGGTCCATTATTATGGAGGCACGCTTCAAGAAGAACGGGACAAGGCACTTAAAAACTTTAAAGAAAAACCTGATTGTAGATTTTTCGTAGGGACCCCTGCAACTGGTGGTTATGGAATAACTTTGACAGTAGCTAATACTGTTATCTATTACTCTAATGGATATGATCTAGAAAAAAGAATGCAATCAGAAGACAGAGCACATAGAATAGGACAAAAGTCGTCAGTGACATACGTAGATATTATAGCTGATGATACAGTAGATACCAAGATAGTAAAATCTCTTCGTAAAAAAATAAATATTGCTTCTAAAGTTCTAGGGGAAGAACTTAAGTCATGGATTTAGTAGGATATACACGCGAGGCGCGCAGAATTTTTAGTTTTTAAAATATATAGCCAACAGCATTAAAAATAAAACAAGTCCTTGATACTTATTGAAAAGGGTAACGAAGACTTTTTCATGATAAGCTTTAAGCTTTTCCCATATAAATTTCATTGTTTCTCCTGGTTAGATAGGCGCGTAACAAGTTTTATTATTTTCGTCTTTATATGCTTTCAAATATTGTTTTCTATTGTTGCCTTCAGAATAACTGCAGTGTACCCAGCCCGAGTTAGGATCTGATTCGTTCCAGAACTCGAGAATCAATTGGTCATAGTCTAGGTTTTCGTTGATGTAATCTGCTAATTCTTTATTAGATACTCCAAAAATTTCGAAGTCTGCCGCCTCTCCTTTTGCATGTTGCGACGTGGTTTTACTGCCTATGGCAATACACAATTCTGGAGAGCGATATCCGCTAGAAACGGTCACTACGCGTCCAAAGTGCTCTCTGACAGGCTGTAGGACGTGCGTACAGAGCGATTTGAGGTTGTCCTGGTGCTCCTCACTAGGGGTATTATCAATGCCTTTCCTCGTGGCTGTTTGGGACTTTATAAGTTCTGCTAAACTAAAATTTGCTGATAATTTCATGATAAGAAGTGTTGAAATAATTGTAAGGCCACGGCCCCCACCGTAGCTAAAAGAACCCAATAGATTTTATCTATCTTGCCACCCAATTCATGAATACCTTTGTGCATATGACTGATATCTTTTTTTACACCCTTTACATGTCCATATAGGGATACAATGTGTTCTCTAGTTGTTTTTGGTTCAATAGCCATTAAGTTCTTCTCGCAATTTCCTGTTCACTTGGTGACAATAACGCTGTCTCTGTTCGTGTCAACCCTGTAATTGGACTTTTTTGTGGCGAAACTGCGGCTATATTTGGACTAGGCATTTTTGGTAGTGGTGGTGTCTGAATTGGTTGTTTTGATAAAGCTGCAAGCCTATTTGCTTTAGGCGTTATAATTTCTGAAGTTTTATCTATTACTTCTTCTTCTTCAATCTCTGGTTTTTGTTTAGGCATAGTTAGATCTTTGTTTCTATATTCTTTTATTACTTTTCTTAATTCCTTAATTGGAAACACAA